CTATGTTTGGTCTGATTACTACTTCTCTGTTAGATACAAGAACAGGTGTTTTACCACCCTGATCTGATTTTTTCAATGTTCCTTGATTTATTAATCTTGTTTCTTCTTCTTCAGCTTTCTTTATCATCTGTTCAATGTCTGTTAGTCCTGCAAACTCTACAGCAGCTGCGTTGATTACGAATGACCCCTCTGGTAAATCCATCGGTACATCATCTGCTATACCTGTGTTACTCTTTCCGGGGACATCAATCATTCCATTCTTCTGTGGATTAGCATCTGTGTTTACCATGTCTTCTTGTGGCATTGCAGGTACTTCTAATCCTCTTGCTGCCTCTACTACAGGCTGTTGAGCAGGCTGTGGTGTAGGTGCTGGTGTAGGCGGTGGTGCTTCTTTTTTCACTTCTTTTGGTGGTATGTCTACTCCTTCAGGAACTAATTTTTCTTTATCTCCAAATATTTTTGATAGAGTTTCTTCTTTGTTATCCACATTGTACAAATTACCATATTCTTCTACAGTTATCTGTTCTTCTGGGGGCACTTGATCTTCTGGCATTACTCTTTCACCCTCTGGAAAATCACCTGTTCTACCTTTGTAGTCTAAAGCCATAAACTCTTCTACAGCAGGTGCTAGTTGCTCTAATCTACTTAGTTCTTCAGGTGTAAGATTCTTTTCGTACTCCTCTCGTAATCTCAATGCCTCTACATGAGGATCGCCTCTTCCTATAAACTCGTGGTCTAATTCTTCCATGGATAAACCTGCTGGCTGTTCCATAGGCTGTTCTACAGGTATCTCACCGTTTGCTATTATATTTTCATTTGCTATAGCCATTCACCACTTTCCATCATGTTTGCTAATATGTTTGCTCTTGTCTTCACTTGACTTGCCCATTTGCTATCCAGCATTTCTTTTTTAGCTCTTTTAAAATCACCTTCTATCACAGAACCAAAAAAGTTAGGCCATTCTCTCTGATTAAATCTAGACACGCCCATGTTGAATACCATGTCTATAATCACAGTCTTTCTCACTTCGTTCAGGTCTTTCATAAAAGTCCAGTGATCTACTTCTTTCAACACTCTGTCTACGTCATTAGACAGCAACATCTTTGCTTCTTCCTCTGTAATACCTAGCCCATCTCCTGCGATGTTTCTACCTACACCAATGGTAGGATGCCCTACGAGTGTATCTCCAGCTCTTATTTCGCTGCCGTTTGCATCATCGTACACTTTCAATCGCATACCTTCGTGCAATACTAACTTGTCTATTAATTTTTCTCTTGTCTCTTCGTTTATCATTTTTTAAATTGTCCTATTGATTTCAAACCAAAACTAGCACCGATACTTGCAAGAATACCCCAGCTTAACCAATCGGGGCAGTCCTCTCTCAAGAATCTAAACCCATCAGATAAATATGGCTGTGCAGCAGGAATGAAGCACGCTACTATGATAGAGATGAAACAAATTGTCCAGAGCTCGTCTTTCCAGCTATCTGCAGAAGCATCCATTGCTTTCTCTTCCCAGTTTGCATCACTCTGTACTCTTTTTACTTGTGCTTCTATTTTTGCTACTTCTAGCTTTTGTTTTATCTCTGCTTTCTTCTGTCTACCCTTTAACCATGTTCCTGCTAGGTTTGCTATTGGGCTTAAAAATTGTAACATGTTTACTCCTATGAAAATTGTCTATTTGCAAATCTTTGCATTGCTATTTCGTATTCTTCTTGTGATGTAAAATATTTTCTTTCTCCTGTATTAGGATCATAAATAGAGGGATTACCTACAAATGCTCCAGAAGACAGCCATCTTTCTATCATTTCGGCACCGCTTTGAGAACCGTTTTTATAAGGGCTTACATCTATCCTAGAAAGATATTGCCAGTTAGATTGTCCCTGTGGAAATTTTTTAGGGTCTAAAGAAACACCAAACTCTTTCATATAATTATTTATAAATTTAACAGCTGAATCTGTATGTTGTTTAGCTTGTGATGGATTAAAACCATTATATTGCCAAGTCATGCTATGAGCTAACTGTCCTGTCTCTTGATCGTACTTAATTTCAGAACCACCCATACCCGGTTTTGGTTTACCTTTTCCAAATCTGAAGAAAGATTGTGCTACACTTGCTGCTGTCAAAGCTAAAGCAATTCCCGGCTGTCCTGCCATAGTAGCATACGCTATACCTGCATTTAAACCTGCCTGTATGTAATCTTCTTCTTTAAATGCCTCAAAAGCATTTATAGCAGCCATTGCTGCACCTACACCTTGAGCAACTTTTCCAAAAGTTTCTTTAGCAGTGGCAGAAGCTGCTTTACTAGCATCAATAAAACCTTGACCCGCAGCCACTTGACCTTGTGCAACAGCTGTTGACGGTGCCATGGTAGTAGCACCAGTTGTAGCATCTCTTGCTAATACTCCGCCAGCATCTGGTATTCCCATTCCACCACCGGTCATAGTTTGATAATAAGATTGTGGATTTCTTATATAAGCCATGCCGTCCATAGAATTACCAAATAATCTATTAGATAAATATTTACCACCTAATTTGCCTAAATCTGATGCGTAAGGAATTACAGCTTCATCAGTGGCAACATTTACAGCTAATTCTTTTGCAAAATTTCTATAGTCTGCATCTGTATATTCAAAAGGATTTTTATTATTTCTTTCTCCATAATCCTTCATTCTTTCCTTTAGTTTTGATTTTACATAAGTAGAAACATCAGGCCCGCCTGTAGCTAATATAGAAGGACTCAATATAGAATCCGTGTCTACGTTAAAATCCATGGCTGTAAAATCTTTTAATTTCAAATCTGGTTGAGAAGTAAATAACTCGCCTGCACCACCTTCTCTAGCAATAGCATCTCTTGCTTTTTTTTCTTGTTTTCTTCTTTCTTCTATTTGAGCAGGGTCAGTAAATGGAGATATAATTGCAGATACATCCGCACCAGCAAATTGATCACTACCTCCTCTTACGGATATTGGAGGTGCTTCTGGTACAGTTTCTTGAACTGTTGTAACTTTATAAGCAGGATCAATATCTTTTTGAGTTAGGAAAGCTGATTGCTCTCCTAAATCACTACCAGAAGTATTTACCTCCGTATCTAAAAACCCTGTCTGCTCTATTGCCATTATTTCTTTTTATTTTCCTTTTTCATCTGATCAAAATTATTCTTCAAGTTGAGGAGCATTGCCAGCAAACTGGCTTTCCCCTGCAGTCGGTACAGCTCCAGTTCCGATTGTGCCGTTACCAGCCCCTGTAAGGTCTGAAGGTTGAGCCCCTGAAGGAGCTTCTGTAGGGCTTCCCATACCTGTGGGTTGTTCACTACCGGGGAGAGCTGCTTCAGCACCTCCTGATTGTTGTTGTTCTGTTGGTTGTTGGGCATTTTGCATTCCTTTCAGCATTTCTGCGTATATTTGAGCTTGGTTAATATCATTGACTAAACTGTCCGGATCAATATCTTGTGAGATAGCTAGTTCTTTTATAAGATTAGGAATCTTAATGAACGGAGCTAACATTGGGTTTACCACTGTCTGTAGTAACATTGTCAGTCTTTGTGAACGTACTTCTTTCTGCATTACAGAAGACACACCTTTTGGTTTGATCTCTAAGTCTCCTACAATGTCAGGCTGTTCATCGTTAAACTGCATGTTCCATTGAAATAGTGCTTCTCCCAACGGTTTCAAAAGATGATCATCCATGTTTTTAATCACCGTTTTTATGGATAAGCCAGCCGAACCTAACAACATTGATAGGCCAGCTGCTGTTCTGCCTGTGCCACTAACGCCTGTCTGCCCATGCATAATACTGGGAATCCCAGTCTCTTCATCAGCCAACTGTCTAGCTTTATCATACATCTGTATGTTCTCACCAGCGGTATTAGGGAACTTAATACCATTCACTGCTGTTCCTGTAACGCCAGACTGTCTTCTGAATATCTTACCCGGAAATATATCGTAATTCTGTCCGGGAACTAATGATGTTTCATCTATATCAAATACTAAATTACCTGCAAGTGTCAAGTTATCAATAGCCATTCTTACATGACCATTCATTAACATCTGTGCATCTTCCATGTTCTCTGGTACTCCAATACCCCACACTTGATAAGGGCTTATTTCATATGGAAATACCTGATATGGTATTCTGTGAGGTGTAAATGGGTTGATTACAGCACGTAATACCTGATTACCACATATCCATGCATTTATCTGTACTTTACCCAATGGGTCTACATCGCCTACATCTTTTCCTATCTGTTGAAGAAAAGATACGTCTACAGCACCCCAATACTCTAATACTTCATATCTTTCGTTTGCAGCTCTTGATAGATACTCATCATCTCTAATTAAACTCTCGAAATACTTGTCTACGTAGTTTCCACCACCTGTCAACACAGTTCTGATGGCATCAGGGTCGAACATTGGCATGTCCATAAGACCACGAAGCTGTTCTCTGTTCATCCTGTGTCTTTGTATTACATAATCTGCATCGTGTATATTCGTTGCTATAGGGTCTGGGTATAAATCCCAGCAAGATACAGATTCTATTCTTGGTACATCTCTATAATACGGTGAGTATACTCTTTCACCATTGTCGTCTTTTTGCCATTTATGCACCGTTTTTGTATGTGTAAAAGGGCCTTTTACGATACCTGTACCTAATAATACAGACTCAAATATAGAGTTTCGTAACGTAGTTACAGCGTTGGATTCTGTCAATTGATCGTGTATAACCTTCTCCATACGCAATGCTGCCTCCTGTGCAGGAGATATTTGTGGTTCTCCCATCAAAGCAGGCCCTTGTGCTATCGGTGCACCTTCATATTTTTCTTTCAGACCACCTAAATAGTCTGGTTCTGTGGCTTGAGTAGCTCCGGGTGGCATCTCTCTGCCATCTCCTTCAAACCCATAGGGACTTTTCATTTCATCTATTGGTGTTTTCAAATGTGCAAACTCAGTTATACCTTCAGGTACAGGTGTAGATTCCACAGTAAGTGGAAACTTCTTATTTGCAAATAAGATATCTACTATCTGCCCGTAGGCAGCCAACACTTTAGTTTTGGTTATTTTTATGAATACTTTAGACTTTTCAGTGTCTGTATACTGTGTACTAGAGTCGTATACACCTCTGAAGTTTTTATAAGCCTTCAGCCAGCGTTCTTCATGAACTAATCTACCGTTTTCTGCCTCTCGCTGATAACCATTGATTAAACCTACAAGTCCCGGAGCTTGACCTTCATCAAGTTCTGTAGATACGTCTACAGGATCACTCATCTATTAACCCTCTGTGCCTTGATAGCCTTGCTTCTGTGTCTGCCCCATGATGTATCCTGCATCACCCATATGTCTGTTTCCAGCTGGCTTTGGGGTTGCCACATTGTAGGAATCTAGGTTAGTTGTACCTAACAAGTTCTGATCTAAGCCTTCTCTGTATAGAGAACCTTCGTTAGCCTCGTTCATTTCGCCTTGTTTGGACATTTGACCCATGATATATCCTGCATCGTAAGTTCCTTTTGGCATGTTTACCTCCTTTTTTGGTTGTTAAAATTAATTATGGCCCTAGGGGAGAATCAAACAAATTGTTTATTTGCCCTCTAGTCCTTTCTTCTGTCGTTTCTTTTTCTTCTTCTTCTGGTACTGGTTCTAGTATATCAAATCTTTCTGCGGGGTCTTTAATATCAGGTTTTATTTTTTTTCCTGCCTCAATAGCTATTTTACCTGCTTTAAATATTTTTTTGGGAACACCCCCAGCTAATTCTAATCCCACTTTACCTGCTTTTTTTAATGTTTCTGGGTCTGTTACGAAATCTAAAAAATCAGGAGCAGTAGCTTCTAATGTAGCACCGTAACTTCTTACTCTTGGAGTATCTATATCGTCAGCTCTAAACTCCTGCCCTTCAGGTTTTACATCTGCTTTACCACTCATTTTATTATCTAAATAATCTAATATCTCTTCATCAGACATGTTTTTTAGTTCATCTAAAGAAGTATTAGTTTCTTCTAAAAGACTAACCATAGCTTTACTATTTAAATTAAGTTTAGGAGCTTTTACTGGTGTTCCCTGTTCTCTTAACTTTATATTTTCTTGTCTTGTTATTAATCTTTTTTGAATAGCTTCTTCCGTTTTTGCACCTGCTTCTGCACCTTTTTGTTTAGTTATGGCAATATTTGTTTCAAGATTTGCTCGTAAAGACTTTTCTTTTAATGCTTTTACTTCAGGACTTGTTTTTGTTGTTTTTCCTGCTTCTCCTTGATTATTAGGCTCTACAACATTTATGGTTTCATCTGCATAATTAGGTATTTTTATACCAGACAAAGAAACTGCTAAATCTTGAATATCTTCATAACCTAAAGTTCTAGCTATTTCGTTTTCCATTATAGAATAAATAAGAGCTAGAGGGTCTTTTGCCCTGTCGAAAGATTGTACACCAACAGGTCTTACGTAATATTGTTGAGCCACTGCTGCTATTCTTTTTTTAATTTCAGGCGTTAAATTAAAGTGACCTAATACTATAGCACTCATATCTGTGTCCATAACATCAGCTACAGCAGACGCCCCTAATTTACGCATTTCTTTAGCCCCTTTGAAGTCTATATCAAACTGACCTTCATACTGTTGTAATTTTGGTTTAAAATGTTTATTTACGACACCTGTAAAATTTGCATTGGTTAATTTAGGAAAAATTCTTTTAAATCTATTTTCTTTATCTTTTTTAGCTTGTTCTATTAAAGGAAGTAATAATTTTTCTTGTAATTTAGTTAGTGTAAAAGATGCAACGTCTTTTTTAACTCTTGATCTACCTGCAACAGGGTCTGTTAATAATTGTGCTCTATATTGACCATTATCTAATTGATATAGAAATAAACCACCTTCTTTTCTTGCAACTTTAGGGTCTAAAGTCAAACGCATCATATCTTTAATTCTAACCGGAGCAAGATTAGCGAAAAGAAAAGCTCTAGCAAACATGTCAGCTTTCTTTCCATTTTTTCCATACGTTTCAGTGTCTGTTATTATACTTCTAGATGCATCACCAATAGCCTGCCATATTTTTTTTAACTCTGGATTTACGTATTCTAAACTTTTAGCAGGTTTAGATTGATTATTATCAAACTGTATTAATTCTCTGGGAAATGTTTTTTTCCCTCCTGTAGCTCTTTTATAATACATAGAAACTATTCTATCTAAGGCTTTTTGTTTACCTCCAGTAGAACTAATTCCTAAACCTAATTTTTTAGTATTTTCTTCAGGATCAAAATCTAAAACATCAAAATAATGTTTGTCTAAAACATTTCTAAATGACTGTAGATAACCATGTATAGCACTAGCGTTTCCACCTCCTGATTTACTTCTTGGAAATTTATCTTGTAACATTTCTACAACATTTTTATTTGCAGTAATATCTGCCATTTCTCCAAAAATCATACCATCATTATATGCTTTTAATACAATAGCGTCTCTAACGGTAAAATTTTTACCAGTAATTCTTTCTTGTATTTCTTTTAAAGAAGGTATGTCTCCGTTAGGAAATAAACCTTCATATAAATCATTTACTATTACTCTTTCTGCCATCTATCAATACCCAAATATCTGATCTTGTGGTTCATATTGCTGTGTCTGCTTCATCATCCTATGTGGAGAATGCACATTCATCAGAGTTCTACTCATTACCATATACCTCAACGCATCGTAAGCATGATCTTCAGCTTTCGTATCCACATCTTCAGGGTTAGTTTTAGATATAGGTAGTGTAGGTAGAGTCCTGATTGTATTATTGCACGTAGAAAAAAAGCGAAGCCTAGGAGTACCATGGTCATCACAGGCTAATCTCCTGTGGACTTCTATCTTCCCTGCAATTCTGTTCCTGTCCGCTGGTGTCCATCGTGCTCCTCTTCGTATCATAGTCTCGGCAATAGAAGGCCCCAAACCTGTTCTGTTCCAACAGGAAGAATCCAGCGTTGTCTGCTGCATTGGTGGGTCTTCTCTTTCCATTTGTACTATCAAATCTCCTAACCTTTCTCCTGTGAACCCTTTTACATAGAGTTCTCTATAAATCCATATGTTATTGTCCCAATCTATGGCTCCCCAGAGGATACATGAGGGTGAAGAATACCCATAATCGCCTGATCGTATCCTAGTCCAGCCAGATGGTACATCAAACGGCTCTACAACGTGTGTTTCACGGCTAAATTCAGTAAAAGCAGAGCCATCTGCTACGTCCCAGTCACCTTCTAACAACCTTTTTCTCTCTATTTCAGGCAAAGACATCAACATTGCTTCATATTGACCGTCTTCAAACAAATATGGGTTGTCTGTTAACCTCGCAGGCACGAATTTGCGTAAAAATAACGGCTGATCGGCCTTTGGGTGGTTCACTGGGTACTTTAAAACCTTACCAGT